GCGAAACGCCTGTCGAGTTCTGGAAAGCCGTGAGAGACGAAGTCCTTAAGATGTAACCCGCCCCACAATCCACCCTATCCAGCCCCGCCCTAACCGGCGGGGCTTTTCATTGCGCCCCATTACCCGCTGGGGGGTATGCCCATGCCTGCCATTGTGTAGGTCATGCCATGCGCGCCTAGCAGTGGCGCTCATCTTGTGGCCCGCCCCTTTTTGCAGATTGTGCAAATAGGTGTTGCGCCCTAGCTGGGGGCATGGCATGGTGATTGCGTCATCTAGAGGAGATAGAGACATGACCCCGCTGCAAGCCATTCTCACCGTCGCGTTCTGGGCCGCGTTCCTTGGGCCTATCGTGTGGACCTTTGGCAGGGACGCTTGGAAGGGCCAATAACCCCGCCCCACAATCCACCCTATCTAAGCCCGGCCTTAGCGCCGGGCTTTTCATTGCGCCCCATTACCCGCCGGGGGGTATGCCTAGCCCTGCCATTGTGTAGGCCATGCCATGCGGGGCCAGCCGTGGCGCTACAGTGGCCTAGCGTGGGGTCATGGGGTCATGGGCCAGCTTGGCCTAGCGTGGCCTTGTGCGGGCTTGCGTGCGGGCCTGGATGAATTCGCGCGGGATGGTGGGGCATGGGGCGAGCTGAGCAAGACCCCCCCCAGGGGTCCGACCCGGTTGGGGGGTGTGGCTGTAGCTATCCGCCCCTCCCCACAAATTTTTTGCCATTTCGCAATGTTGCACATAACGCAAACGCTTGCACGTTACTCAAATCCCCGCTATCTAGTCCTCATGACAAAGTTCAAGGTCAATCACGGCAAGGGCGGCAGGCCCCCGAAGCCTGAATTGCAAAAGGTTCGCAAGAACCTCGCGGAATTCATTTCGACCAATTCGCACAAGCTTGAGGACTGGCTTGACGAGATTTACGAGCGTGACGGCCCCAAGGTCGCGTTCGACAAATTTACGGACCTTCTGGAATTCTATGTGCCCAAGCTGGCCCGGCAGGAGCATACGGGCGCGGATGAGGGGCCGGTGGAGTTGTCGATCAAGTGGTCAACCGACGCGAAGTAGTCCTGGAATACGCCCCGAGAAAGGCGTTCCTCCCGTTCCACAATCGCAAGCAACGCTGGTCCTGCCTTGTGGCGCATCGGCGGGCGGGCAAGACTGTCGCGGCGGTCAATGAGATCATCAAGCAGGCGGCGCTGAATACGTCGGGCACAGGCCTGTATGGCTATGTGGCCCCGTATCGCAGTCAGGCCAAGTCCATTTCATGGGACTACATGAAGCGGTATGCGAGGCCGCTCATCAAGCAGGCTAACGAAGCCGAACTTCAGGTGGACTTGATCAATGGCAGCCGGATTCGGCTGTTCGGGGCGGACAACGCCGACGCCATGCGGGGCTTGGGCTTTGATGGCGTCTATATGGATGAGTATGGCGACTTCAAGCCGAGTGTTTGGGGTAACGTCATTCGTCCCGCTTTGTCGGATAAGCAGGGCTGGGCGGTGTTTGGTGGCACGCCCAAGGGCAAGAACCAGTTTTGGGAAGTGTTGCAGACCGCCAGGATGAACCCGAAGGAGTGGTTTCACCTGATCCTGAAGGCGTCGGAGAGCAATATCCTGCCCGCCACCGAACTTGACGACAACCGAAGGCAGTTGTCTCAGGACCAATATGAGCAGGAATACGAGTGCAGCTTTGAGGCGGCGATTCTTGGCGCGTTTTATGGCGTTGAGATGCGTGTCGCGGCGGAAGAAAAGCGTATTGGCAAGGTGGACTATGATCCTAGCCTGCCGACGTTTACGGCCTGGGACCTTGGATACCGCGATGACACCGCGATTTGGTGGTATCAGGTGCTACGCAACGAGATTCACCTGATCGACTACCATGCCGTGAGCGGCAAGGGGGTCAAGGAACTGTCCAAGATCGTCACGGACAAGCCGTATCACTATGAGAAGCACTTTTTGCCGCATGACGCCAAGGCCAAGACCCTCGCGGCGGAAGGCAAGAGCATCATTGAGCAGCTTGGGGAATACCTCGGGATGCAGAATATGGCGATTGTGCCCGATTTGAGCCTTCAGGACGGCATCCAGGCGGTCAGAAAGACGCTGCCCTTCTGCTGGTTTGACGAAAAGAAGTGCTACGAGGGAATTGAGGCGCTCAGGCAGTATGAGCGTGAATATGACGAGGATCGCAAGGCTTTCAGGCCCACGCCCAAGCACAATTGGTGTTCGCATCCGGCGGATGCCATGCGGATGATGGCGATTTCTTGGGATAAAGGGCAGTTTCGGGACAAAAAATCGGCAAATCCACATACTTTGTTGGTGGGTGAGGAAAATTCGGCTACACTGAATGACATGTGGGCCTCTACACCTCGGCCACGGAGACAACGGATATGAGCGGCGTCAACTTCCCGTATCGCTATCAATACGAGCATGTGGCTGCCAGCCAAACCAATCATGTGCTTGGCGGCACGGGTGCTGCGGGTGATTACGTTCACCGTCTTGTCTGCACGGTGGCGACGGCGGCGACCGCTCAGGTGCAAATCAAAGACGGATCGGGCTCTACGCACACGGTTTTGCCGAACAGCCCTGGCGGTGGCATCGGCGTCTACAACATTGAGATGAATGTCGTGTCCCGAAACGGGGCGTGGCAAGTGACGACCGGCGCGGGCGTTGAAGTGCTTGCCATTGGCGTGTTTTCTGCCTGATAGGGGCTAATCGTGGCTGAATTGCCTGTTACTCCCGCCCTGCAAAAATACCTGAACGTAATCGGGCAATATAACCGCGAGTTTACCAAGTGGGAGGCTCGCGCCACCAAGATCATCCGCCGCTATCGTGATGATGTGCGGACAAGCGGCGCGACGGGCTCAGAATCGGCCCGTTTCAACGTGCTTTGGTCAAATGTGCAGACGCTTGTGCCCGCCGTGTTCTCGCGGCTGCCCAAGGCGGACGTTTCACGGCGTTTTGCGGACAATGATCCCGTAGGCCGGGTGGCGAGCCTGCTTCTTGAGCGGGCGCTTGACTACGAAATCGAGCATTACCCCGACTTCCGCGCTGCGATGAAGAACGCCGTTGAGGATCGCTTCCTTGGCGGTCGCGGCGTGGCCTGGGTGCGCTATGACCCGCATATCGTGCAGGTTGGCGAGCCCGAGGACGGCTATCAGGTCACTGAGGACGTTGATCCCGAAGGCGACAATCAGGGCCAGGAGCCCCAAGAGGCTATCGAATACGAGTGCGCGCCGACCGATTACGTCCACTGGAAGGACTTTGGTCACAACGTGGCGCGGACCTGGGAGGAAGTCACCCAGGTTTGGCGTTGGGTCTATATGTCAAAGCCTGCTTTACAGGAGCGCTTTGGCGAGGAACTGGCCCGGCGGATTCCGACCAATGACTCGCCCGAGGGCCTGACCAAATACGGGCAATCCAGCAAGCAGAACGATCAAGCCAAGATTTGCGAACTGTGGGACCGCGAGACGCAAAAGGTCTATTGGTTCAGCGAATCCTATCCCGAACTGCTGGACGAGCGCGACGACCCGTTGGGCGTTGAGGGCTTCTTCCCGTGCGCCAAACCGCTGTATGCGACCACGACGACGGATTCGCTGGTCCCGATCCCCGATTTTGTGCTGTATCAGGATCAGGCGAACGAACTGGACATCCTGACCGACCGCATCGACGGTCTGGTCAAGGCGCTTCGCGTTCGCGGTATCTATGACGCCTCGCAGCCCGCGCTTCAGCGTTTGCTGACTGAGGGAGATAACAATACCCTTATACCTACCGACAAATGGGCCGCGTTTAGCGAGAAAGGTGGCCTTAAGGGGACAATTGACCTTCTGCCCATCGACGCCATCGCGGCGACCCTGATCCAGTGCTATCAGGCGCAACAGCAGATCAAGAGCCAGATTTACGAGATCACGGGTATCTCGGACATCATTCGCGGCCAGACGGCGGCGAGCGAGACGGCCACCGCGCAGCAGATCAAGGGCCAGTATGCGGGGCTGCGTCTGCGGTCCATGCAGGAGGCCGTGGCTCTGTTTGCGACGGACCTGATCCGCCTGAAGGCGCAGATCATCAGTTCCAAGTTCCAGCCCGAAACCATCCTGAAATACGCGGCTGCGGACCAGATGACGCCAGAGGATCAGCAAATGATCCCGCAGGCCCTGGAGCTTATTTCCGCCAACCCGCTACGGAATTTCCGTATCGAAGTGGCGGCGGATAGCCTTGTCCAGCTTGACGAACAGCAGGTCAAGCAGGAGCGCATTGAGTTCATCGGCGCGTTTGGCAACTTCCTGCGTGAGGCCGTGACGGCGGGCCAGCAAGTGCCTGAACTGACGCCCATGCTCATGCAGATCATGCGGTTTGCCGTGTCGTCCTTCAAGCAGGCCCGGCCTATTGAGGGCACGATTGACGCGGCGCTGCAAAAGCTTGAGCAAAAGCAGGCTCAAGCGGCTCAAAACCCGCAACCTGATCCCGAAATGATGAAGGTGCAGGCAGAGCAGCAGGCCGCGCAAATGAAGATGCAGGCCGACCAACAAGCCGCGCAGATGAAGATTCAGAGCGATTCTCAACTGCAACAGGCGCGTATGCAGGCTGACCTACAGGTTGAGCAGATGAAGGCGCAGATGAGCGCCGAACTGGAACGCCGCAAGCAAGAGTTTGAGGCGCAGATGCGCGTTCAGGAAATGGCCCAGCAAGAGCAATTTGACCGCTGGAAGGCCGAGCTGGACGCGGCCACGAAGATCATGGTGGCGCGGATTGGGGCCAATCCTGGGGCCGATGTGCCGTTCCTTGAGTCTCAACAGCAGTCGGCAAGCGATATGGCCGAAACCATGAAGGAAGTCATGGAAGGCATTTCGTCCACCTACAATGACATGATGAACATGCACGGACAGACGATGGAGCGCCTTGATGGCGTTCTTAGCAGCCTGACCGCGCCCAAGCGGCTTGTGCGTGGCCCTGATGGACGCGCCGTTGGCGTCGAAATCGTGCGCCCCAGCATCCAATAGGTGAAGAATGGCGACCTACAACAAGTTCAACGCATGGGCCGAGACAATGGTGGAAGGGGCCAATCTTGGCTCCGACCAATTTGTCATTGCGTTGACCGATAGCGCACCCTCCGCGACCAATAGCGTCCTGGCCGACATCACGCAGATTTCCTACACCAACCTGTCCTCGCGCAACGTCACGACCACGAGCGCGTCTCAGACGGGCGGAACCTTTACCCTTGTGCTTGCCGATTTGGTCATGACGGCCTCGGGAAGCGTGGGTCCGTTTCGCTATGTCGTTCTTTACGACGACACCGTTGCAGGCGACCCGCTTGTTGGGTGGTGGGATTATGGCTCCAGCATCACGATGGCGAACACGGAGACTTTCACCGTGGACTTCACGGGCGCTGCGATAACGCTGTCGTAAGGGGGGAATTGTGGCTGACAACGTAGGCTATACACCTGGGGTTGGCGCAACGGTTGCTGCTGACGACATCGGCGGTGTCCTGTTTCAGCGCCTAAAGCTTTCGCTTGGCGGCGACGGTGTAAACCAGGGGGATGTGCAAGGCTCGGCGTCCGATCCGGTCGGCAACGAACTCGCCCTTCTGGTCCGGTCGGTGGTGGAGGAAAACGCCTACACCCAAGAACTGCTGAACACCATCGCGCAAATCCTGCGTTCGGTGTGGCAAATGGGCTCTGCGGCAGGTGCGCCGTCGCTCACGGTTCGGAACTCTACACAGGCGGATTTCCAAGTCACTATCCAGAACAATGCGCCAGTCAACGTCAACCAGATCGCCGGTGGCACGCCGCAAACGACTGGTGGCGGTTCCTCCCCGGCCCTTTCGACCAGCAATCATTTGGTCGTGGCGCAGTCTCAGCAATATCACCCGGCGTCTTTGCCGCAGCACATCTACGCTAACATTCAGGTCTGAAAATGTCGCTGACACTCAATCTCCGCAAGAAGGTTCACCGCAAGATTTGGGAGCCCGTCTTTACTCCCGCCCCGGTTACGTCGGCTGCGGGCACGATCTTTGTGGGCGACAACCTGAACCTCGGGCAGACGCAGGGGCTTGTGCCCAACCTTCCCACTGACGTTGGCCGTCAAGCCTACTATGTGACGGGCGTGTCGTCGATCTACTGGTATAACAAGCAGGAAGAAGCCTTCGCGCAACTGCCGAACTCGGGCTCGGCGGGCACTTATGGTGCGGGCGCTGCGGGCTTTGTGCATCCGGTCGGCCCGTCCTTCACCGCATCGGCGGGCACGACCAACAGCTTCACCTCGACCCTGACGATGGCCCGCAACGTGGGCGGCTACCGCTTCCGCGTGACGGCGGGGACCAACCGGGGCCTTGAAGGCTTCATCCGCGCCAACGCCGTTGGGGCAAATGCCGTGTTCAGCACGGTGGACACCTATGCCGCCGCCTTTGACAATACCAGCGTCATCCAACTGTTGACGGGCCGCTTCTGGCTTTACGTCCCCGGCGCGACCAGCGGCTTCAACTACTACGACTACGCCACGAACGCCTGGACCTCGCGCTCTGTAGCTTCCGGCCCCGCCATCACGGCCAACGAGGGCTGCCTGATCGGCACCCCGGCGAAGGAAACCGTGGTCGAACTCGGGACGGCTTCGGCGGGCGCGGCCTCGACCCTCACCGACGCCACGCGCTCTTGGGAAGTGAACGGCTTTGCCAGGCGCATGGTAGCCATCATCAGCGGAACCGGCGCGGGCCAGTATCGCTATGTCGTCTCCAACACCGCCACCATCCTGACGGTTGACGCGGCGTGGGGCACGGCACCTGATGCGACCAGCGAATACGAGATCAGCGGGCTCTGGTCGGACGTTGCCTCCGCAGGCTCCACGACCACCATCACGGCGGGTTCTGGCACCCCCTGGACGGCCTCCCAGTGGATTGGTCAACAGGTCCGTGCCGTGGCCGGAACCGGGGCGGGTCAAGTGTCGGTCATCACGGCCAACACGACCTCGCAGTTGACCTTTGGCGCGGTTACAACCGCTTTTGACGCCACGACCCGCTACGTCATTGAGCCCGACGACAACGCCTTCTGGTTCCTCGGTGGTGCGGCGGTCACGCTGTTCAAATACAGCATCAGCGGCAACACCTGGGCGACCATCAGCCCCGGCGCGGCTCGCGGTGGCGCTGCGGGCGCGGGAACGTCTGGTAGCTGGATCGCCAACGTCCCTGACATCGCGTGGAACGGTGTAGGCTCTGCGGGTGGCCCCGGTGGCGCTTTGCGGCAGAACGGGCGCTTTATCTACTCGTTCCGGGCTGCGGGCGCCAGCACCCTCGACGTTTACGACATCGCGGCGAACACTTGGTATTCGGGCATCACCTATGTGGGTTCGGATACCTTCACGACCGGCTCAACCTGGGCTGACTGGAACGGCACAATCTACGGGCAGAAGGACGCCACGGGGCGCTTCTTCATGTTCAACGTGGCGAAGAACGAGATGATCCCGCTTACGACCAACAACATCACTCAGTCCACGGCTATTTCCGGCGCTCGCCTGCTGTTCGACCAGTATTACGACCCGACCAACGGCAAGGCGCTCCGTTTCATCACCTACCTGTCCAACACCTCTTCGCAACTTCAGCGGATGGTGCTGATCTAATGTTTACGCCCGAAGTCTATCAGGTCGGCACCCGGTGGGCTTACGCCATCCTTGAGAACGGCTGGCCTATTATCCGGCAAGAATATCACCCGGATAAACCCGGCGACGAGCCCATGACTCAAGAAGAGGCGGAGGCGTGCGTTGCCGTTGTGCTGGCTCGCGTTTCTGATTCATCCGATCAATCCAGCGTGGAACTAAACAAAATCGACTTTTTGCGACTGTTTACGGACGAGGAAATTGCAGATTTGCTTGAAGAGGCTAAAACCAATCCAATAGTTGCCGTTTATCAATATAAACTGAGCCATGCGCCGGTTGTCCGGCTAGATGATCCAGACATCCTTAACGGACTCCCGGCGCTAGAAGCAATGGGAATTCTTGCCCCTGGACGCGCCGCCAAAATCCTTCGGAACCAAGCGCCATGAAAGAGTTTGAGACTCCCAAGACGTTTATCCCTGGTAGGCCCATCCTGACTTATTTCAGGCGTCTGTTCGTGGCCGTCGATCAACTCCTGAACGTTATTTTTGGCGGGGATGAGGACGAAACGATCAGCAGCCGGATTGCCAAGGACAAGCGGCGCGGTCGGTTTGTGGGCTGCGTCCTGTGCGCCATGCTGGATTGGATCGACCCCAATCATTGTGAAAAGTCGCTTGAGCGTGATGAGGGCAAGCGTCCGGGCCAATACGACCGCCCCGACTGGAGCTAATCCATGACCCTTCTGACGCTGCTTCAAAGTAGTAGCAGCGGCAACTATGTCTTGTCCGCTGACGGCGGCGTTTATAGCTACAGCGGCAACAATGCTACGCTGACTTATACAACCGCTGGGGCCTTTACGCTCGTAGCGGATGGCGGAATTTATAGCTACAGCGGCAACAATGCCAATTTGCTGGCTGGTCGGGCCTTAGCGGCTAACGGCGGCACCTACTCATACAACGGCAACAATGCCAACCTGACTTATACGACCGCTGGCGCGTTTGTGCTGCTGGCGGACGGCGGCGTCTATTCGTATGCCGGAAACAACGCAAATCTGACGTTCTCAGGCACGCCCATCATCGTGGACGACACCCACGATGGCGACTACCTACCGCGCAAGTTCAAGCGTGAACGAGACGAACGCAAGAAGCGCAAGCGCGACATCATTAATGCGTATGAGGTTCTGGTCGAAGGCCGTTCGCCGGTCATTGAGGAACTGATCGCGCAATATGCCGACCCGGAGCCTCAACAAACAAAGGCCGCAAAGCCTGTAGCCCCGCGCCTGGATATCGACAAGATCATGCAAAGCGCCGACGCTATTGAGCGTCTGTGGAACGCCTACATTGACATGGACGACGAGGAAATCCTGTTGCTGCTATGAGATACCGTGCTGTTTTCGACAAAAAGGGCCTGCTTGCCGAATACGAGGGCGAGGAACTGGTTTATTTGCGTGACGACTATCAGGCCCCTAAAGAGTCCGACCTTGGGCGTCCAATGGTCATCCGCGACATCGACCCATATCAGAACATGATCGACGGGCGCATGATTAGCAGTCGGTCGGAACACCGTGAATTGCTCAGGCGGCACAACTGCGTCGAAGTCGGAAACGAGAAGATGGAGACGAAAATAGTTGCGCCAAAGACAAATCGGCGCGAAATAATCGCCAAGCAGCTTGGCGACATGTCTGACAATCAGGCAAACAAGATTCTCAAGCAGCTAAAGAAAGGCATTTGAGATTGCGAATGGACACCCAAGAGCAAGCTACCGAAGAAGCCACCGACCGCCGGGAACTCCTGGCACAGCAATTTTCGGAAGTGGAGACCGCGCCTGAAGCGCCGCAGCCCGTAGAATCTCAAGTCCCCGACGATCCCGAACCAGAGCCCGAAGAGCCCAAGATTTGGGCCAAGCCGCCCTCCAGTTGGAAAAAGGACTACCACGACGCGTGGGAATCCGTTGATCCAAAGGTGCGGGAATACATTTGGCAGCGCGAGGACGAAACCCGCGCTGGCATTGAGCCTCTCAAGACCAAGGCTCAATTTGCCGAACAGATGCAGAAGGCCGCAGAGCCTTACATGCAGACCATCCAGCAACTCGGCGTGGACCTTCCCACGGCCATAAGCGGGCTAATGGATGCAGACCACAATCTTAGGTATGGCAACCCGCAACAGAAGCGGGCATACCTCAACCAATTGGCGCAACAATACGGCGTCAACCTGGGAGATGCAGAGGGATTCCAACAAGAATACCCGGCTGATCCCTACGTCTCGCAACTTCAATCTGAGCTTTATAGCATCAAGAATGAACTTGTGGGGTGGAAACAGCAGCAAGAAGCGGCTAAGAATGAGTCGCTTCAAGCTGAGATCGAAGAATTCTCGTCCAAAGCGGAATTCTTTGAGGACGCAAAGCCCACGATGATTACGCTCCTACAGAGCGGCGTGGCAAGCACTCTCCAGGACGCCTATGAAAAGGCGCTCCGTCTTGACAATGACCTCTTTGAACGGGTCCAGCAGAGCCAACAAGCCGCTGCGGAAGCCGCAAAGCGAAAGGCAGCCGATCAGGCTGCAAAGTCTGCCAAGGCAGCAGCGGTGAGCGTTAGGACTTCTACACCCAGGGTTCCAACGGCTACCAACGCGCAAGACAGGCGGTCCATGCTGATGTCGCAATTCAACGACTTCGCAGACCGTCTTTGATGAAACCCTGATAAGGAGGCAAGCCGATGGCTTTCGCCAATTCCGCAGTCAGCGACATCATTGCGACGAATATCCAAAGCCGCAGCGGTGAACTCGCTGATAACGTGACCAACAACAACGCCCTTCTGCGTCGTCTGAAGGAGCGGGGGAACGTCAAGACGTTCTCCGGTGGTAACGTGATCCTTCAAGAGATCATGTATAACGACGCCACTTCGAACAACACGAACAGCTACTCCGGTTACGAAGTGCTGAACGTGTCCCAAAATTCGCCCATCTCGGCGGCTCAATTCGGCATCACTCAATACGCTTCGGCTGTGACCATTTCGGGCCTCGAAATGATCCAGAACAGCGGCAAGGAAGCCATCATTGACCTGCTGGATGGCCGCATGGCTGTCGCTGAAGCCCAGCTTCAGAACCGCATGAGCGGTGACATCTATCTCGACGGCACGGGCAACAGCGGCAAGAACATCACCGGCCTCGGCGCGGCTGTTCCTGACGTTCCGACCTCGGGCACCTACGGCGGCATCAACCGCGCCACTTGGTCGTTCTGGCAGCCCAAGGTGTTTGCTGGCGTGACCAACGGCGGCGCGGCTGTGACGGCCTCGAACATCCAGGCTTACATGGATGCTCTGGCGGTCCAACTGATCCGTGGCACCGACAAGCCTGACCTGATCGTGGCGGACAACAACTACTACCGCCTGTATCTCCAGTCGCTTCAGGCCATCCAGCGTATCTCGGACTCCGGTTCGGGCATGGCTGGCGCTGGCTTCGCCTCCCTCAAGTATTACGGCGCGGGCATGGCCTCCGACGTTGTCCTTGATGGTGGTATCGGTGCTTCCGCCACGGCGAACCACATGTGGTTCCTGAACACGAAGTATCTCCACTTCCGTCCGCACGTTGACCGGAACTTCGTTCCGATTGGCGGCGAGCGGCAGGCCGTCAACCAAGACGCCATTGTGAAACTGATTGGCTGGGCGGGCAACATGACCTGCTCGGGCTCTCAGTTCCAAGGCGTCCTCATCGCTTAAAGGAGGCTAATCATGGCTTACACTTTCGATGAACCCAAGCTCGGCCTTCAACAAGTCGATCAGATTGACGATGGTGTGCTTTCGCCCGCCAGCGTCTCCAATGGCTCTACCAGCGTCATTCCGACCCCGCCTTATGTGCTGGGCCAGATTGTTCGCGGTTTTGACCCCGTCTATGGTGAGGGTGAATTCATCCTCCTCAAGGGCGTTGCCAGCACCGCCGTGGGCTCTGTCGTTACCTACAACGGCACGACCTACGAAACGGCCCTGGCTCCGGTCACTGCCAACCAAGCGCGCCCCGTGGCTATTGCTATGGCTGCCAACACTTCTGCGACCAAGTTCTCTTGGTATCAGATTGCGGGCACCGCCATTGCGGCTCGGACCACCGGCGTTGCTCTTGCTCCGACTGTCGCCATCGGCGTCACCTCGGCTGGCAAGGTCGCGGCTTCTTCGTCCGGCAAGGAAATCCTTGGCGCACGTTCGGCCAATGCGGCTACCGTGGCTGCTGCTACGGCTACCGTTGCCATCGTGATCAACCGGCCTCATATGCAAGGCCGGATCACCTAAGACGGGTGGGGGAGGGGCAACTCTCCCCCATTTCATATGGACATACAAATCCTCTGCAATACGAACGACGAAACCCTTTTCGCCAACATTGGTGAAAACTCGCGCAAGCATCGGTCCTGGATCAAGATGCTCGAAGCGCATGACGGACACGCGGTCATTGTCGGCGGCGGTCCATCGCTCCAGGAACACCTACCCACAATCAAGAAGCGCAAGGACCTAGGGCAGACAATCTTCGCCCTGAACGGCGCGACCAAGTTCCTGAACGAGAATGGCATCATTCCCGAGTATCAGGTCATTCTCGACGCTCGCCCTGACAACATCGCCCTGATTGGCAGCGCAAAGAAGTATCTGATCGCCTCACAGTGCGATCCGGCCATTTTCAAGGCCCTAGGCGACCCCTTCGTGTGGCATCCGGCAATTGAGGACATTGAGGAGCATTTGCCCGCCCACGACGACGAATATGCCCTTATTGGCGGTGGCACGACCGTTGGGCTGTCGTCCATGTGCCTTGCTTACACGCTCGGCTATCGCAAGCTGCACCTGTTTGGCTACGACTCCTCGCACCGTGCCACTTTGGGACACGCCTACAAGCAACCGATCAACGCCACCGAGCCTCTGTGCAAGGTCACGCTTGGCGGCAAGACGTTCACGGCCAGCCTGACTATGGCGCGGCAAGCCGAACTGTTTCCCGAAGTCTGCAACAACCTGATCGACCTTGGCTGCATCGTTACGGTGGATTCGGACGGGCTTATCATGGAAGTGATGCACCAGATGCGCCTTGCTTCCCAGCCGCTCACTGAGGAAGAGAAATACCGCAAGATGTGGGAGTTTGACTCCTACCGCACGATGTCCCCTGGAGAGGGCTTTGCGGAGGAATTCGTCAAGGTGGTCAAGCCGCACTTCCTCGACATCATCGCGGACTTCGGGTGCGGCACCGGGCGCGGCGGTCTGGCAATCAACCGGCTGACCAACTGCGATGTGGTTTTCGTGGACTTTGCGGACAACTGCCTTGATCTTCGTGGGCAGTTTCCATTCGTTTACGCGGACCTCACGCAGTCCATGTCAATGAAGGTGAGCGCCGATATCGGATACTGCACCGACGTAATGGAGCATATCGAACCTGAAAAAGTGCCAGACGCGATCCGAAACATTATGGATTGCGTTGACAAGTGCTTCTTTAAGATTGCGATGTTTCATGACAATATGGGCTCGCTGATAGGGCATCCCCTGCATCTGTCGGTTTTTCCTGTCGAATGGTGGGAAGAACAATTTGCAGGATATGATGTGCTATACAGGAACCATGACGGGGACACCCCCTTTCCGTATGCTACCTTCTACGTCAAAGCCAAAGAAAGGGCTTAACAATGGCGATTCCCTCACGAGTCCTGGCGGCTGGTAACGCGCCGCTTTCTACCGAAGTCATTTGCGGCGATGTGGCTACCGGCCTGACCGCCACCGGCACCAACCTTGCCACCGCCCTGCAACTGAGCGCCGTGGTCAACAACGTGACGACCACCGCCGCCTCGACCGGCGTTGCCCTGCCTCCCGCTGAAGCTGGCGCTATGGTCACGGTGTTCAACAACGGCGCGAGTTCGCTGACCGTCTATGCCCTCACCGGCACGACTGTTGATGCTGGCGCTTCCGTTGCCATTGCCGCTGGCAAGGAACGGATTTTCTTTGGCATCTCCCCGACCGTTTGGCTTTCCCATCTCGGAGCGTAATACATGCTGGATAGCGACGACCTGAACGCGGACGCGCATCTTTACGTCGAATTTTACGAATACGAAAAGGACCCCTACAAGGGCCGCGATTTCGTCAGGATCATGACCCCTGGTGACAAGACCAACGTCATTGAGACTTTCGTTAACGACGACCACAAGAGACGCTTTTCCCGTCAGTGGCTCGCTTACCAGATGAGGAACAGCACCGAGACGGCCATGCTCATTGGCACCCCGCTTTCGCGGTGGAAGAGTGAGCGGGACGCCGACCTCAGTGATGTTCAGCTTGCCGAACTGCAAATCCTGAAGTTCCAGACGACCGAACAGGTCGCCACGGCTACGGACGCGCAGTTGCAAAAGATTGGCATGGGCGCAGCGGGCCTTCGGGAACGCGCCCGCGCCTATCTCACCGGCAAGAACAACGCAGAGGCTCAACAGAAGATTGACGCCCAGCAGGCCGAGATTGATGAACTCAAGAAGCAGATGCAGGCTCTCTTGGGCGAACGTCGCGGCCCTGGCCGACCGAAGAAGGAAGAGGCTGTAAATGTCCTCGACAATGCTGGAGTTGGTGACACAGGTCACTAACGAACTAGGCATTTCTACGCCTACGTCCGTTGCCGGAAACACCAATCAGGACGTTGTTCAAATCCTGGCGCTCATGAACGCCTCTGGATATGAACTGCTCCGAAAGGCTGACTGGCGCGAACTGACGAAGCCGTATTCCTTCTTCACCGAATACACCACGACTACGGGCACCTACACGACGGCGGCAAGGACGGTTACGGGCATCCCGTCCACCGCCGGGCTCGACACGACCTACATGGCCGTTGGCACGGGCATCCCGAATGGCACGTTCATTGAGAGCGTGGATTCGCTGACCCAAGTGACGCTGACCTCGTTCCCGCAGGACGCGGCCACAAGCGGGACGATCTATTTCCAAAAGGTCAAATACGACCTGCCGTCCGACTACGACGCCATTGTTCCGCGCACTCAGTGGGACCGGAGCAAGCGTTGGGAGATGCTTGGCCCCGAGGACGCGCAGCAGTGGGAATGGCTGATAAGCGGCTATATCAGCACGGGACCGCGCATCCGTTGGCGTCTCCTGGGCGACTATTTCCAGATTTGGCCGGGCGTCTCGACGGCTGAGAACCTTAGCTTTGAATACCGCAGCAAGGGCTGGGCGCGTAGTGCGGCGGGGGTCGCCAAAAACAGTTTCACGTTGGACACGGACACCTGCATTTACCCTGACCGGGTAATGGTCCTGAACACCAAGCTGAAGTATTTTCAGGCCAAGGGCTTCGACACGACGGCCCTGTTCCGTGACTTCTACACCGAACTTGAGACGGCGGTCGCGCAGAACACTTCGGCGGCAAACCTGTCGTTTGCGCCTCGCCCTGGCAACATTCTCATCGGCTACGACAACATTCCTGACAGTGGGTATGGGCGGTAATGGCTCTGGCTCCGCGCACACTGGTTCAACGGGCGACGGCTAACGTCGATTCGCTGCCCGCGCCTGTGGGTGGTTGGAACGCTCGTGACTCGTTGGCGAACATGGAACCCGTTGACGCTGTGTCTCTGGTCAACCTGTTCCCGACCGTTTCCAGCGTCGTGCTTCGCGGCGGCTATACCAAGCACGCCACCGGCCTTGACGGCGAAGTGCAGACGCTCATGACCTATTCGGCGGGCGCGACCACGGAACTGTTCGCCGTCACCGAGACGGGCAAGATTTACGACGTAACGTCCAGCGGCGCTGTGGGCGCTCCTGTAGTGACGGGGCTGTCGTCGGGCACATGGGAGCATGTGAACATCACGACCTCGGGCGGTAGCTTCCTCGTGGCCGTCAACGGCATTGATGAGCCTCGCCTGTATGATGGCACGACTTGGACAAGCATTTCGACGGGCGGCGGTGGAACTCAGATTTCCGGCGTGACGACAAACGATCTTGTCAATGTGGTGCTGTTCAAGAACCGGCTGTGGTTCATCGAAAAGGACACGCTGAACGCTTGGTATCTGCCGACTGACTCCATTTACGGCGCGGCTCAAGCTTTGCCCATGACCGCGATTGCGCGGCATGGCGGGCATCTGGTGGACCTCGACACCTGGACTATCGACGCGGGCTACGGCGTTGACGACAACCTCGCGTTTATCACGAGCGAGGGCGAGGTTATCCTGTGGAGCGGGACGGACCCTTCGTCGCTTACGTCATGGGCGCTGATTGGCGTGTGGAAGCTTGGCTCGCCCATTGGCGACCGCTGTATGCTCAAGTGGGGCGGCGACCTGCTGATCCTCACCTATGACGGCCTGATCCCGATGGCGTCCAGCCTGCAAAGCAGCCGCCTTGATCCCAGGGTGGCGCTATCAGACAAGATTCAGGGCGCGATCACGGCGGCGACGACGGCCTACGGGGGCAACCATGCGTCGGTGGGCTGGCAGATTGTCTATACCGCCAAGCATAACGCCGTGTGGATCAACGTGCCCGTCTCGCCCGGCCACCAAGAACAGTATGTGATGAACACCATCACGAAATCGTGGGCTCAGTTTCAGGGCTGGGCCGCGAACTGCTGGGAAATATATGAGGACGACCCGTATTTCGGCGGCAATGGCTACGTCGGGATGGCGTGGGACGATACCTATGCCGACGATGGCGCGGATATCCCCACGGCGGCGGTGCAGGCGTTCAACTATTTCGGCTCGCGGGGCGTGAAGAAGTATTTCACGCGGGCGCGATATAGCCTGTTTACGAACGGCTCCCCGGCGATCTTTGTCGGCATGAACACCGACTTTGACACTACGACCAACGCTGCGCCGTTGTCGTTCTCTGTGACGGGTGCGGCGACTTGGGATGTATCACTTTGGGACGTTGGCTCCTGGGGGGCCGGGCTTGTGATGACGAACCAATGGCAGGGCATTACCGGCATTGGCTATTGCGGTGGCCTGCAATTCAAGTCGTCCAGCCAAGGCGTCCAGATCGAATGGGCCTCAACAGATGTGGTGTATCAGACCGGATGGGCTGGCATATGATCTTTGCCCGTGAAAAAGTTGCCGACTGCATGGACGAATGGCGCGTCCTTGGTGATGACCATTGGAATGAGTATTACCAAGACTC